CGCCTCTGATATGTTCAGAATATTTGGTCCTCCGGGGACGGGGAAAACAACAACACTACTGGATATGGTAGATAGGGCGCTTGAAGCGGGGACTAATCCACACAGGATTGCCTTCCTTGCTTTTACTCGGAAAGCGGCCCACGAAGCACGGGACAGAGCGGCGAAAAGATTTAAGCTTGATCCCAAGGAAGATCTGCCGTACTTTCGGACGTTGCATAGTCTTGCTCTTGCCCAGACAGACATTCGTGTTGAGCAGATTATGCAACCCGAAGACTACAGCGAGTTGGGAGCCCAGATTGGTTACAATTTTTCTGGGGGTTCTTCTGCTGAGGTAGATAATTTTTCTGATAACTTGCAAGCCAATGATCCTGTTCTGGGACTGATTAATCTAGCCCGTCTGCGTAAAGTACAGTTAAGAGATCAGTATAATGACAGTCACATTGATATGGACTGGATGCTTGTAAGTTTTATTAATCGCGCTTTAAAGACATATAAGGAAACGCGAAACAAGTACGACTTTACCGATATGCTTGCATCCTTTGCAGAGAGCGCCGACCAATACTGCCCCCGTTTCGATATAACGTTTCTGGATGAAGCTCAGGACCTCTCTCCTTTGCAATGGGACATTGCCCATGCCTTGGATAAGAAATCCGATAAGATGTATGTAGCGGGAGACGACGATCAGGCTATTTATAGATGGGCGGGTGCTGACGTTGACCACTTTATAAACTTGGATGGTGGTAGCGAAACCTTATCGCAGTCTTATCGTATACCTAAAAGCGCACATTTTATAGCCAATAAGATATCACGGCGCATGAGCAAGAGGTTTCCGAAGGAGTATAAACCTAAAGAGGAACACGGAAGAGTTGCTCGGATCTATTCTATTAATGATGTGAATATGAACGACGGGACTTGGATGATTCTATCTCAGGCGGGGTATATGCTATCGCCTGTTAGGGAAGAGTTAAAGTCTAATGGATATCTTTTTACCCATATGGGGCATCGTAGTATTTCCGAAAAGATCAGTTCCGCCGTAAATGGGTGGGAGAGAATGCGTAAAGGCAAAACTATCACGGGCGACGTAGCACGGAACATCTATAGTTTTATGTCTACTGGGGACAGGGTAAAACGCGGATTTAAGAAATTGGCTAATCTATCGGACGAAGACGATATAAGTCTTGCAGATTTACAGGAGCATTTTGGACTTCTCGTCGGTGATGAGCTAATATGGCACGAAGCCATGAATAAAATGCCTGAGACAGATCGGGCGTATATAACAAAACTATTGAGAAAGGGAGAAAAGTTCAACGGGGAGCCCCGTATATCAGTTTCCACGATCCACGGTTCTAAAGGTGGAGAAGCGGAAAACGTCGTATTGTTCACGGACCTCAGCCCAGCCGCCGATGCAGAGATGCGCTTAAACGCAGACGATATGCACAGGACATTCTATGTTGGCGTCACACGAACAAAAAGAAACCTATATATAGTCGAAGCAGAAGACGCAATGAGGAGTTATACTATATGAAACGAGCAGAAATATTAAAGAAGGCCGAAGAGATGATAAACGGCCCAAGAGCAAAAGATTATGGAGATGCCTACAAAAACCACGAACGGATAGCTAAGATATGGTCCGTCCTTCTTGAAAAGGAAGTGACTGTGGCTCAGGTGTACCAATGCATGATAGCGGTCAAACTTAGCCGTTTAATAGAGACGCCCGACCACGAAGATTCCTATGTGGATATTTGTGGCTATGGCGCCTTGGCGGGCGAACGATGAAATCCCTACAGATGGCGATGTTTACGCCGAAGTCGGATTGGGTTCCACCTTCCGAGCTTCCCGACATCTTTTCCGCAAAGCAGATTGCGGTGGATGTTGAGACAAGAGATCCAAATATTAAAACAAACGGACCCGGATGGCCTACGGGAGACGGGGAGGTAGTAGGCTATGCCGTCGCGACAGACGAGTGGCAAGGTTACATTCCCGTAGGGCATCAGGGAGGGGGCAATCTAGATAAGCGTATTGTCAGTAAATGGCTCAAGAAAGTGTTTGAGTGTCCCGCCGATAAAATTATGCACAATGCCCAATACGATGCGGGTTGGATAAAGCGGGAGGGGTTTCAGTTAAATGGGCGGTTTATCGATACTATGGTTATCGCCGCCCTACTCGACGAGAACCGTTTTAGTTACAGTCTGAATGCTTTGTCTTACGACCATCTTAATAAGACGAAGAGCGAAAAAGGACTCGTTGAAGCTGCAACTGACTTTGGCGTGGACCCGAAAGCAGAAATGTGGAAGCTACCCGCCATGTATGTGGGGCCATATGCCGAGACCGACGCAACGCTGACCTTGGAGCTTTGGAACTATTTCAAGATTAAACTGCAACAGGAAGACCTGATGAACGTTGCTAATCTGGAACTCGACCTTCTTCCCTGTCTGATAGACATGACATGGAAGGGCGTCCGTATTGATATAGACAAGTTGGAGCAGACCAGAGACGCTTTGCTCAAACGGGAAAAGGACGTATTGAAAAAGATAAAGAGTACTACTGGGTCTGACGTAGAGATCTGGGCGGCACAATCTTTGGCGAAAGCGTTTGACAGTCAGGGTATTCCGTATCCCAAGACCGAGAAAGGCGCCCCGTCTTTTACAAAGATGTTTCTTACCGACCATGAACACGAGCTTCCTAAGCTGATTGTTCAGGCCCGAAACCTCAACAAGACCCACGGGACGTTTATCGCAACGATTATGAAACACGCGGGTAAAGATGGACGTATACATAGCCACATAAACCAGATCAGATCGGACGATGGGGGAACGGTGTCGGGACGGATAAGCATGAACAACCCGAATTTACAGCAGATCCCCGCTAGAGATCCTGAGTTGGGGCCGATGATTCGTAGTTTGTTTCTCCCAGAAGAAGGCGATAAGTGGGCGAGTGTTGATTTCTCGCAACAGGAACCACGGATCTTGGTCCACTATGCTTATGTTTATGGGCGTAATACGAACCCGTTGCCGAAGGTTGATGAGTTTGTAGAGGCGTACAGGAACGATCCGAACATGGATTTCCATACAATGGTAGCCGAGATGGCCCAGATACCTAGAAAACAAGCTAAAGTTGTCAATCTCGCAATGATGTATGGCATGGGAGTAAATAAACTATCGGATCAGTTGGATATCACGGTGGAAGAAGCTAAAGCTATAATGAAACAATACCACGAAAGAGTTCCTTTTGTGAAACGATTGATGAACGGCGTAACGAATCGATTAAATGACAAAGCAAGTGGCGGATCGATTCGCTCTATAAAGGGAAGAAAATGCCGATTCGATCTATGGGAGCCCACCAGTTTTGCAATGCACAAAGCACTTCCGTACTCTGAGGCCGTTTTAGAGCATGGCGAGACGACCAGATTGAAGCGAGCGTATACTTACAAAGCTCTAAATAGATTGATTCAGGCTTCAGCGGCGGATATGACAAAGCAAGCTATGGTAAACCTTTATAAACAAGGTCTTGTGCCACTTATCCAGATCCACGACGAAATAGCTATGTCAGTAAAAAGCGAATCAGATGCAAAAAATGTTGCAAATATTATGGAAACGGCGGTAGAATTGGAGGTTCCCAATTTGTGCGATGTAGAAATCGGACCAAGTTGGGGTGAGGCCCGTTAGGCTGACGGGTTTCCATATTTTAACCTCCCTGAAACTGGCCCCACTACGGTGGGGTCTTTTTTATTTGACTTGTTATATGTTATCCTATATCATCCCACAAAATAAGGAGATGTCTTATGGATACAGATAAATGGAAGAGTGTTTTAGTACCTCGTGAAGTCTATGAACAAATTGTTTCTCTCGCAAAAAGCGAAGGACGTACAATATCTGGACAGTTAAGGGTTATGTTTAAAGATTATCAGAAAAAGATAGCCGTAAAATCAAGTTAAGGTTGACATATAATATATAATCGCATACTATTATTGTAGATTTTATGTTAAAATCTAGTTTCCCGACTAACTTTTGTCTTCTTGCCTGTGGACAAAAGTTCAAAAACCCTCGTCTTTCTCCATGGAGGCGGGGGTTTTTATTTTTATTGACACCTATATTATAATATCGTATACTTTTGTATATTTTAATTTCATGGAGGAAATATGAAACTTTCAAAAAAATGGTTATGGAGAATGTCGCACAGTTGGTTAGGTTATATGGGAGACCATACCTACAGAAAGTCTGTAGAGGTCTATGAAAACGGCGATGAATTGTATAAAATTGTTATACAAAATCTCAATGAGGGAGAACAAGTACTCTATCTGGCTAAACTTGACGAAGCTAAGGTAGAATGTGAATTAAATGAGTTAGATTAGGTTGGTGCAAACTCTGGGGGCAACTCTCTGGCCCCCATTTTTTTATGAAAAGGGAAAACATGAAAATTATTAAAAAAATTAATACTTTAATGTTGTTGAAAAAATCATATGTAAAACAAAAAGAATTTGCCGATTTTTTACAAGAAATGGGTGATATTTTGTTACAGGACGATAAAGAGTCCATGACGGGGAAAGATTTAAAAAAGGCCGGCTCGGAAATAAAAGACCTTATTATGGATGTTCAACTGTGGAAGGAAGCTCATAGGCAAGAAAGATCAAGAGTTTCTTCAAAAACTAGTCCCGCTTTCTAAATGAAAGAAGTCCGAAAGATAAAAAAGTTTGAGACCCAAGAGTGGATAATGAAGCTGCACTATGCAAAGCGAATGCCCTCTGTTTCTTATGCTTTTGGTCTTTATGACAATAAGGAGCTAACGGGAGTCGTGACCTACGGATCTCCCGCAAGTCCTTCCCTTTGCATCGGGGTATGTGGTCCTGAGTGTAAAGACATGGTTATAGAATTAAATAGGTTGTGCCTTCTTCACAATAAAAAGAACGAAGCCTCCTACCTTGTCGCGAATAGTTTGAAGCTCTTACCACGGCCCATGATCGTCGTATCTTATGCAGATACTTCCATGAAACACACGGGATATGTTTATCAGGCGTGTAATTTTATATATACGGGTAAGACCGTGGCCCGAACCGATGTAGATACGGGAGATAAGCATTCAAGACATTATCAGGGTTTAGATATGAGTAAGCGTAAACAACGCTACGAAAAGCACAGATATATTTATTTTTTGGGATCGAAGAAGGAACGTAGGGATCTGCGTAAGAAATTACGGTATGAAGAACAGGGTTATCCCAAGACGGCTTCCGAGAAATATATCGCGGACCACAAGCCACAAGTACAAGGAATTTTATTTTAACATGGAGAGAAATATGGACGATACAGAGAAACTTGCTATCCAGAGGATTCTAGCCGATCTGCGGTATTTGTCTCAGGAAAAAGCCGAAAAGATTAGAAAGATTTTAGAAAATGCCTGACCCGTGGGATTTGTGTCACGATTGTGATTACGACTTTCATACCGATCAGGAGATTGTACCTGTAGGTACACCAGACCAACCCAAAGCGACGCTTTACCTTTGTCGCGAATGCTATAGGAGATACAGAGAAGATGAGTTCAGTTGTGAAACCTCGCTATGAACACCAGAAATTGTACGGGTTTCAATGCCCGCATTGCCAGACCATGCATGTGCTTAGTCATATGTTCTGGAATACTTTCGAGTGTTACAAATGTGGCAAAAATATAAGTAATCCAAAGAAGGAGTATTTAAATGAAAAAATTAAGAAAAAGCGCCATGAATGACTTTCCCAGAAACTTGGCAGAACTTAACGTATTAGCTATTCAAAAACTTGAGGCAGAAAATAAAAAACTAAAAGCGCGTATAGCCGAGTTGGAGAGTAAACAACCTCCCGAACCACAGGACGATATACCTCTAGACCAACGCATCCGAGAAAGTGCTGATTATTATGTAGCGACGGATGGCAAAGATGATGTTTGAGTATACCGTTTATATAACGTTAATACTTAATCCAGAGATTGGGCTCTCTTACGTCACTTTCCGAGATCGGGAGAAATGTATTTATTATATGCAGAAAATTGATCCGTTACTGTGGACCGATGCGTATTGCTATAAGATGTATAAATTTAAGGATACGTTACCGCTTCCAGCCCCACGGCCCAAGGATCATATGCCACTGCCCAAGGACCGCGAGCCACCGAAGCTGGTAGAGCCAGAAAGTTAAGACATCTTAATGTTTAACTGTGTTCCTACTTCGTCGTTGTTTAGGTTTTTTAT